GCCAGGCATTTACAGATGTCATCTCAGGCGCCAAGTCCACAGAGCAAGCTCTGGCTGATACTTTTGAAAGTATTGGCAAGGCGTTCCTGGGAATGGCCGCTGAGATCATCGCAAAGCAGCTGGCGATGATTGCATTGCAGACCATCCTCAAAGCATTGGGCGCTATTAGCAGCGGCTTTAGCTTCGCTGGCGGCAGTGCCGAAGCAGGCTTGGATGCGGCAAACCAAATGGGTGGCGTTGGTCCGTTAGATGCGGGCATGTTTGGATTCCGCGCCAACGGCGGCCCGGTCAACGCAAACCAGCCTTACATCGTCGGTGAACGCGGGCCTGAGTTGATGGTGCCATCAGGTAGTGGCATGATTATGCCTGCGGATATGTTTGCAGCCAGCCGCGCTGCACTGGAAAATACCAGCATTAGTTCAGGTCTTAGCGGCGATGGAGCTGAAGCTGATGCCGCGCTTGCCGAAAGCCGGAGTTACATTAATAATTACACAACCCAGCAAGCCATTGCTCAAAGTCAAGCAGCCATTGCTTCAAGCAGCCAAACGATGGAACGAACCATCGAGCGCCGCGAGATGCAGCAAAGGATCATGAACCCCGATCCGATTAAGCTTGACGTTGGCACGACCGTTATCAATAACGTTGAGTACCTCACGGTTGAGCAAGGCGCTGCAATGTCTGAAGCCGCAGCCCGCAAAGCCAGGACGCAGGTATTTAGCGATTTGACTAAGCGCCCTAGCATCAGACAACAAGTGGGGATCCGCTGATGCTTGCAGTTGGTACCTATGTAAGGATCTTGGATCGCGACGGTAAGCGCACCGGCTATGCGTTTCAAAATTTCTTCCAAGGCGAGTCCCGTTCATACAACGGAGACTCTTACGTTTTTGCCGGTTTTGGCTTCAGCGGTGGAACGCTTGACCTGCAAAGCGGTAGTATCACCGCCGCACTCGTTTTTGCTGTTAACGAGCTTGACCTAAACGTATTTCAAACCGCTTCTGATAACCGCTGGCTTGCGGAAGTGCGGACAGTGTGGCTCGATCCTGATACTTTGAATGAAACGCGCCAGCAAAGTGAGGAGCTGTATGCCGTGCTTGGGTTTGAGCACGATACCAGTAGACTCCAGGTACGCCTCGGCAACCCATTGGATGCCGTACAGGAAAATGTGCCGCGTCGTGTTCTGACACAAGCTGTTGTTGGAGCGCTGCCTTCAACGGGCCAAATTTCATTGAGCTGATGCTAAGCCCAAGTTCACCAAATCGTGTTGTATTGCTCCCGCAGGATCGGGAGATCATGGAGATTACTGGGCTAACGGAAGACCAGTATCGGTTCTTTGTGCGTCAGGCGATTTTGCATAGCAAGTTGCGACCAGGCGAACCTGTTGCGTTTGAACTGATAACCTTTGCCATTACTCTTATTGTTGGGATTGCGTTATCCGCAATATCATCTCTGTTGGCACCAAAACCGCAGGTGCGGAAAACACCAACGGTTGAGACTCGTAACGTTCAAGGACAGACAATTGTTCGCGGTGACGAATTCTCACCCAAATCTGGGTTTGATTCCGTCCAAAATGTTGTTGAGCTTGGCAGCACTGTCCCTTTGGTGTACGCCAATCGCCAAACGATTGATGGGATATCCTACGGCGGCATTCGCGTTAACACCAATTTGCTGTGGTCGCAGATTTATAGCGTCGGAGGTGGGCAGCTGCTGCGTGCGCTTTTCTTGGTTGGAGAGGGTAACACAGACCCAACCAACACAACCGCAATGCAGGTAGATCCTACGCAGTTTGCGATTGGGAACAACTTAATCAATGGGTACGAGCTTGCTGCAACTGATGCAGGGCGGATCACGATTTACTATTCTGCCGATGGCGCTCGTATCACTTCCAATGATTATATCGCTGGACTCATCCCACCAAACGACATTGGCAATGCCGAAAACGCAGGCGGTGGGGATGTTTTTCAAGTTCGCAGCGATAACAACGATTGGAAGCCTGATTTCTGTTTTGTTACCAAACCATCAAACCAAACACGGTTTGGCGTTGATGGATTTATTGGCAACAACCTCGGCTTCCGGGTGAATCCGATTTTCCGCCCTGCGCGGCAGTTCACAACTCGAACAAACTCAAGGGGTAACGCGGTGGTTAATTGTAAAACCGATAGACAGGAAGTGGCAAGACGCCAAAAGGACAATACTCGCTTCCATGCAAAAGCAGGCTTGATCGGTGGTGGCGGTGCATTGCAGACTTTGATTCCAGGGCAGATTGTTGAGTATTTTTTGTCAAGCAGTACACAAGGCGGCGGTCAAATTACTTTCGGGGACGGCAGGGTGTCTCTTGGTGATGTAGGCCAAGCCGTAGCGTCGCGTCAACGTCAGTACGACGAATTGATCAACGTTGGTTCGCTTTACAAAATCGGTAGCGCGTTAGCGATATGTGTTAGTCGAAGCCAGGAGCCATTTGTGTCTGATATCGATAATAACCCAATCGGCGGTGGGCGATCTGCCTCCGCACAGCTCAAAATTATACGAGAAGGTATTTGCAATGTATACTCGCGATCAAACATTGAAAGCCCAAGCCAAATAACCGCGTCAAACTCTGGACATATATTTCGCTGCGCAATAGCTAGCTTTGTAACAGAAAAGCGTGGCCGTGTTGTTGAAGTTGGTTTACGCAGCGCTTTGCAGTTAAATCTATCTGGCATTTGTAATTTTCGCGATTCATGGACTAACACTGAGATTAATAACAAAGCTTGCGATAATTTTGACGACGATCCTGTCGAAAGCGCTCGACCCATCAACTTCACCAGCGGCACATACACTGGGCCTGACCAACGCTATAGCTTTTTCAAGATCTCGTACCGCGTTGCTGGTGAAGATTCAGGCTTTATCGACATAAATTACTGCTTTGGGGTGAGAAGCTCAACGGGCGCTGCTGTTTATAACTACATCCGTTTTGAGTTTCCCGAAGAGCGGCGTTATGAATTCCGCATTGAGCCATTGACCGCGTGGGAGATAAGAAGTGGTCAAGCCTCAGGGGATTTGGTCGTTCTTGATTACGCTATTGAAGATGTTCCAACCATTCAAGACGGCCTGGTACGCATTCAATTTTCTGGACAAATTATAAGCCGCAGTCGCGATAATTTTAGCCTGCAAGTGCTGAGACCGAACGCAGGAAATCTGGGCTCTCCTTTTGACGATGAAGAGTTTTACGGAGATTCCTGGGCAAAACTTGCTGAAGCTTTCGTTTACAACGAAATTACCACCACTGCATCACAGGCTGAGCATGAAGTCGTTTACGTTAACAATATCGCGCCCAATACCGAACCTCCTGATTACGATTTTCTGGCAATCGTAGGACTAAACATCCGCAGCAGCCGTGAGCTTAACCAGCTGAACCAATTTAGCGTTTATGTTAACAAGGGTCTTGGAAGCACAAGCGCGTTCTCGGATGTACTCTACGACCTATTCACAAGCCCGAGGTACGGCACTGGCTCGATCATGAGCCCGCGTCAAATCGACAAGGCCAGCTTTGATTCCGCTAAGGATTGGAACTACAGCAGGCGTTACTTCTTCGATGGTGCGATCGTTGAAAAGCTTAATCTCCGCACCTGGGGCGCAGAACGTGCTCAAGATTTCCTGCTAGACCTCGTAATCCGCAATGGCAAATTTGCGTTGCAGCCAGTTGCGAATTTTGAAGGACCAGAGACTATCACGGCACTCTTCACTGCTGGTAACATTATTGAGGATACGTTCCAGCTGAATTACATCGATCCTTCCGATCGCATCCCACCTCGCATTTCTGTTCGCTGGCGCGAAGAGCGCGAGGCGTCTGATATTTCTAGCAATGGCCTGTTCCCATCAGTGCGTGAGATCATCGTGCGGGAAGCTGATGTTGACAGGCTTGCCCCGTTGGAGCGCATTGATATGTCCGACTTCTGCACCAGTGAGCGTCATGCAATTGACCGCGCAAAATGGGAGTGTCGGTTCCGGCGTTACTCAACCCACACGATCCGATTCAAAACCGTACCATCCGAAGCCGCGCTGGACATCGGATCCGTTTTCAAGCTCGGGCTAGAAACGACTGCATTTGAGCAGCCGCAAAACGGCGCCATTGCGAGTGATGGTACGGTAACCGCATGGCCTCCGCTTGCCGATGGCAGCTACAGCGTTTTGCTATGGGACGGTATAAACCCCACGATCAGTGAAACTACTTTGACCATTAGCGGCGGCAAGTCGAGCTATAGCAATGCCGTCTTCTGTCTACGCAGCAGTCAAACCAACACGCAGACATACAAAACCCAGTCTTTGTCATTTGACGAAGACGGTAACATAGAGGTTGAGGCCGTTCATTTTCCGGTCAACAACACGGGTGTTAGCCGCGTCGTCGATGGCTTTGATGACGACAACAACTGGTTCCTCGATGGCCTGATCGGAACATGACTGTAAATTTCCCCACCCTCGCGCCAACAAGCCGGAACTACACCGCTGGCGAGTTCCCGACCAAGCGGTTCAACAGCATTAGCGGCGCTGGTACAACAAGGTTGTACGGCAGCAAGGCTTACAACGTCTCGCTGAGTTTGGAATTTGTGCTCAGCGACACCGATCTGGCTAGCGTTTTGAGCTGCTACGACCAAGCAAAAGGCAGCGCCTATGGGCTGACACTTCCAAGCACGATATTTGATGGCATGAGCAGCGATGTGCAGAACCAGATTCCTGACCACGTAACTTGGCGCTGGGATGCCACTCCACAGGTGGAATCTCTCTTCCCAGATCGATCAAGAGTGCGGGTCAGCTTGCTCGGAACACTAGACGGCTAGAATGGAGCTAAAACGTAGGTAGTCATGGCAGTCCGCACCGGCAGCAACGGGCAATTGAAATGGCGTGGTGCGGTCGTTGCTCGCGTTCGTTCATGGTCCTTGAATATCAACAAGGACGCGCTAGAGACTACTCAGTTGGGTGCATACGATCGAACTTACGTCTCTGGGCTTCGTGGCGTAACCGGCAGCGCGGACATTATGTATGATCCAGAGCAAGCCAGCGCAACAGCGCTGTTCAACGATTTGCTTGATAACGCTGCCGAACCATTGAGCAATGTCGAGTTTGTGCTTGATTCTGGATCAGAAAATCAAATCAGTGCCTCTGCGGTCCTGACCAGCGCATCTGCAAGCGTTCAGGTCGGCAGCGTTACAGCTTGCACCGTAAATTTCCAAATTTCCGGTCCACTGACTGGCGGCTTCTGATGCTATGGCAGTTCTTGGCATTGAGGGCATTGTTCGTTTAAGACGAGAAGCCCCTGACCCTCTTCTTATCAGCGCATCTACGCTTCGCGGTGATATCAATGTCTTTGTCTTAAATACCCAGGATTACTGGTCCGGTGACGAGGTTTACCTTTACGCAGAGCAAGGC